GCTTTCGAATCAGCAGACCTTACCGCGATGACGTCGTTCTTGCGGTTTGCAAACTTCTCTGGTGTCACCGTAAACGTTGCTTTACCGTTGTTCCAATCCCAAATAAAAGCAAGTAGCGGCATGGGCACGGCTGTCCGTGCAGACGCAGCACAAGACCTCGATTTCGCTGTCAACAGAGTGTTCAGAGAGTTCCTTGTACGTGATGCCACACCAGAAGAACTGCAAGCGTTCAGAGGTTTAGCATACAAACGTAAGGTCACAGAGGCTACTGGCGGCGCTAAAGCGCCAGATGTTTCTACTGCTGCGCAAGCATATGCTTCCAACCAGTTTGGTCCCGAAGCCCAAGCAACCACTGCCCTTTCTTTGTTCGACATCATGGACCAAAAGATTAAAGGACTTGCATAATGAGCATCGCTGACGACATCAAAATCCTTGAAGGACTCATTAAGGACCCTAACGTTCGTGTTGGTGGGAAGGCTAAATACAAGAACAAATCGTATTCCCTTAAACAACTTACAGATTTGTTGGCTGATGCCAAAGAACAAGAGAAGCAAGAAAAGATTGCCGCAGCCGAAGGTCAACCAGTGGACCGTGCCGAGAAACGTGCAGCCGAAGAGACTGCTGGGAACCTCAGAAAATCTATCAGCATGGCTCGCGGTCTTGTTGAAAACGCCCAAGAAAACCTAGAGGTTGCCATCCGACGCAACGGCGATGTCGAGGGAGCCCAGCAAGATTTGTTGGACAGGTACAAAGAACTTCAACAACTTAACCCGACAGATAAACTGTTAGAGGGAATCTCTCTTGCTACCCCAGCAACCGTTGCAGAGCAGGCTGGCGCTGGTCGCGCACGCGAAGGTGGCGTAGCAGATGTTGTTCCTGCCGCAACAAAGAAAGTTAAGGGCACCGCCCTCATCACAGAAAACGGTAATCGTGTAGAAGTCATCACATACGACGACAACACTGTGGTAAAACGTATTTTGGGTGCCGCACCAGACGGAGAACCAGACACCCCTCCAAGTGAAGTTCCTAAAACAACTGTCACCCCAGTGGACTCCACCATTGCCCGCAAAGAATATGTAGATGCGCAACTCAAAGAACAAGGCTTAGTTGATACCCCAGCGAACCGCAAGAAACTGCGTCAAGAATATGATGCAACGAAAACTGCTGCAACGGATACCGCTTGGGAAAAGATTTTCCGTGACGCATACCCGTCAAAGGCGTGGTTGTTGGACCTTGACCGCACCAAATATCCGCAACTGTTTTCGCTCATCCAACAGTATTCAAAGCCGCGTCCACTTACCGAAACAGAACAAAAAGCGTTTGCTACTCAACTTGATGGCACAGATTTCTATAAAGAGTTGTCACAATCTGGCAAGGTTCGTGAAATCAAAAACCTGGTTGGAGAACTCGGCTTCGAAGGCACAGACTTCACCAAGTTTGTTTCCGATGCCATAAACCTCGGTTACTCTGGCGACCGTCTCAAACAGGAAACCTACAAAGAAGCATTCAGGCGTGGCGCAGACAACCAATACCTAAACCCTACAGCGATTAAACGTGTTAAGGCTTCGGCGGATTACCTGAATGTGGTTAATGATGCCCGTGCATACTTCAATACTGCTGGCGCTGACGAAAAGACTGTTGAGTCTGTGCTAACTGGCGGGATAGTTCGAGAAGATTTCTTGCGTCAGCAACGAGAAATCGCTAAGAAACGTTACCCTCATTTGGCTGACCTCATCGACCAGGGTGTTTCGCTGGAAAGTTTGTCGGGTTCTTTTAAGCAGAGTGCTGCTAAGTTGTTGGAACTTGACCCAACTACTATCGATATGTCTACTGGCGATTTTGAGGTTGCCCTCAATTTCGGCGAGGAAGGGAAGCGTCGTGTTATGACTAGCGGTGAATGGGAGAAGTTGTTGCGTACGGATTCACGTTATGGTTGGGAAAAAACGGAGAACGCTAAAACTGAGGCTCGTTCTTTGGCATCTAGTTTGGCTCAGGCTTTTGGAAGGATTATCTAGTCATGTCAATGTTTGATTTTGCTGACAACCCTGGGCAAGCGAGGATGGCTGCTGCGGCTGCGCGGCAACCAACACCAGAGGAACTACAGCAGCAGTCTGATGCTTTTTATGATTATCGAAATAGTTTGCTAACTCCTTCTTCGTCGACTTCGACGGGCACCCCAGAAGACGTTGCATCGACTGGTGTCACCTCTGAAGAAGTAACCAACATCGTACGGAACTTTTACAACGAACAGAACACCCAGAACACAGAAACCGCTACTAGCATTCTGCAAAATGTTTTGAAGTTCTATGGGATGGAGGACGCGCAACTCGTGACTGATGTGCGTACAGCGTTGGCTGAACGTCGCTTAACTCCTTCTTCGACGGTTGATGACATTGGTATTCAGTTGCGTGAATCTGCTGCGTTTAAGGAGAGGTTCTCTGGGAATGAGGCTCGTCGTGCGGCGGGTAAGCCTGTGTATTCGGTGAGTCAGTACCTCCAACTGGAAGCGTCATACAGAAGGAATCTGTTGGCAGCAGGTCTACCATCAAAATTTTATGACGGAAAAGAAGACTTCGCAAACTTCATTGCCAATGACGTATCCCCAGACGAAATCCAAGACAGAGTAAGCAAAGGTTTTGCTGCCATCAACAACGCCCCACAAAACGTTATCGACGAATTCCAAACCTTGTACGGCGTAGACAAAAACGATTTAGCCGCATACTTCCTTGACCCAGTACGAGCCAAAGAAATCGTGATACGCAAGGCTGAGGCAGCCAAAATTGCTTCACAAGCCCGCCAACAAGCAGGCATCTCACTTGGAGAAACACAAGCAGAACTCCTAGCCCAACAAGGAATCACCGAACAACAAGCACAAACAGGATTCGGACTCGTACTACAAGGACAAAAATTGACACAACCACTCCAAGGTGAAGAAGCCCTCACCCAAGAAGAACTCATCGCAGGAACCTTCGGCACGAACGCAGCCGCCGCACAACGTGTAGCACAAACGCGACGCAAACGTAAAGGCACCTTCGAATCAGGTGGAACACTCGCCGCCAGCAAACAAGAAAACGTTGGACTCACCACCGTAGGTCAGTAACACACATCACAGAAAAGATTGTGATATAGTTCGACACGATACCTTGAACGGTAGGAACCTGTACGGGAATCCCCCGCACCGTACGGCGACACGGGGTGACAAATCAACAGCAGCCATCACAACCCTCCGTTGTGGTGTGGGCAGAAACAGGAGCGTGCCATATGTCAGATATTGACAACTACGACAGCGAATACCAGACGGAAGATTCCGACACCCGCAACCCAGTTCGGGCAAGGATGAAACAACTGGAGAAAGAAACCGCCGACCTACGCAAGCAGGTAGCGGAATCCGAAGCAGCCAAACGAGAACTCGCATTTGTGAAAGCAGGGATAGACCCAGCCTCACCAATGTCAAAGTACTTTGTTAAAGCATACGACGGAGAACTTTCACCAGAAGCCATCAGGGAAGCCGCTGTAGAGGCGCAATTGATTAGTCCCCCAGATTCCAAACCGTCAGCAGATGAAGCGAACGCTTGGTCCCGAACCGCGAAAATCGGTGCAGGAAGCCAAACAGCGCAACCACCAGTTGACTGGAGCCGAAGGTTAAACGAAGCAAGGTCGCCTCAAGAAGTAGATGCAATCCTGTCAGAAGCACGAATAGCATTACAAAATTCGTAACAACTTCTACTTAAAGGAAAAATAATCATGGCAGGCGAAACCCAACTCTCGTCTCTGTCCGTAGACCAGGTAGCGTTTGACCGTCTCGCATATTTTGCGTTGCGTTCAGAACTCTTGTTCGACCAGGCAGCAGACGTACAACCAGTACAGCAGGCAATGCCAGGTACGGGTGTCACATTCACCATTTTCAGCGACATTGCAGCAGCAACGTCAACGCTGAACGAGGTAACTGACGTCACCCCAACCGCATTGTCCGACAGCCAAGTAACCGTAACTCTTAACGAATACGGTAACGCAGTTGTCACCACAGCCAAGTTGCGCGGAACAGCGTTCTTGGATGTTGACTCAGCAGCAGCAAACATCATCGGATACAACGCAGGCGATTCAATCGACCAGGTTGTCCGTGAAGTTCTTGCTGGCGGAACCAACGTCATTTACGCAACAGGTGGCACAACCACACCAACGAGCCGTGAGTCAATCTCAACAGATGACATTCTGCACGCTGACGATGTTCGTAGGACTGTCGCACAGTTGCGTGGAGCAAACGTAGCAACCTTCAACGGTTCTTACATCGGCTTCATCCACCCAGACGTGTCGTATGACTTCCGTTCCAACACCGACGTATCAGCATGGCGTACCCCTGCAAACTACGTAAACCCAGAAGGTATCTACAATGGAGAAATCGGCTTGTTTGAGTCGGTTCGTTTCATTGAGACTCCACGTGCCAAGGTGTTCACGAACGCATCGAACGGAACCAGTTCAACTGGAACCATTGATGCGTATTGCACGCACATCATGGGTCGTCAGGCTCTTGCCAAGGCGTTCTCGGCACAAGATGGCAACGGCGCAGTTCCAAAGATTGTTCGCGGCAACGTGACCGACCTTTTGATGCGTTTGCAGCCATTGGGTTGGTACTGGCTTGGTGGCTATGGTCGCTTCCGCGAGGCTTCGCTTCGTCGAATTGAGTCAGCATCTTCAATTGGAACAAACTCCTAATTAGTTAGATGAGGCTTCAGCCCCCTGCTTCGGCGGGGGGCTTTTGCTTTTGGTATAGTATTCACAGGTCGAAAGGTTTGTATGTCCATTTCTAACTATGCAGAACTAAAAATTCTTGAACACACCACGGGCAAGACTGCGTGGACCATGCCAACCAACGTGTACATCAAGTTGCATACCGCTGATTCTGGTGAGGCTGGCACGACTGCCGCTGCCACTGAAGCGACCCGCAAAGAGGCTGCGTGGGCTACAGCCGCTTCTGGTTCTATTGCTACCTCCGCCACTTTGGAATGGACGAACGTTGCTGCTACAGAAACCTATACGCATTGGTCTATGTGGGATGCTTCTACTGCTGGCAACTGTTTGTGGACTGGTGCGTTGTCTTCTTCGGCAGCGGTAACTGCGGGCGACACCTTTCAAATCACTTCGCTCACCCTGTCGCTCGACTAGCCGTTAGGGGATAACCCCTCATGGCGCAAACAGCAGTCACAGGTTTCACAGAACCGTTTTATGATACACACCCGTTTTATCGGGCAACCTATTTTCGGGTTGTTGGTCGTACTGCTACTGGTTCGGGTGACGGAACATCCTCTGTCGCGCATGGTTCTGCTCAGGTTCGTTTAGGTCAGTTAACTGACTTCAGTTTCCCTTACCGTTTCGGCGGTCGTTACTATCTAGGTGTTCGTGCAGTTCTCACGGTTACTGCTACAGCATCAGGTTTGGGTACAGCGTCATCTGTCGCACAAGTGCTACGCCAACGCCAAGCATCGGGCAGTGGTGCTGGCGATTCAACTGCGGTGGCAATATCTGTACGGATTCGTAACGCTACAGGTTCGGGTGTGGGAACAATGGATTCCACAGGACTTCACATTGCTCCACGCACGGCATCTGGAAGCGGACTAGGTTCAGATACAACAGTTGGGAAAATTCTTCCTGTGCGAAGTGCCACAGGTAATGGTGTTGGTTCAGCCACTACAATATCAATCCATGTTGTTGTCAGAACTAGCACAGGTGCAGGTGAAGGAACGTCTGAGGCGACGAGGGTTGTCACGGCTATCCGTACATCGTCGGGTGCAGGCGAGGGAACATCGACGACGGTTGGTGCACGGGCAATACGCAGAACATGCACAGGACTAGGTGACGGAACTAGCACAGCCGATTGGGATAAGTCCCACATCTTCCGTGTCCCAACAACTACGGGCTATCCGTTTGCTGAACGGCTTTCTACTGAACCATCCGACAGGCTGTTCTCATTCACACCGCAAGGGATTAGGGCATACAACTTGTACAAACTTACCGATGGCACATATCAGATAACCGACCCTCGTCGCCCTGAGCGTATTGTCAAGGTGTATTTGGGTGGGCACGACAACTTCTTGGATGCCACCGAAATTGCCGAACTGACCGCTGCTGGGTTCGGAAGTAGTATTACCTGATGGCTACGTTTCGACCACCAACCGACGACTTCGTTGTCCCTGTGATTGTTTCCGATTACATGGGTGGTATGCGTTTGTCTAAGGACCAGCGTCTTGCTAATCGTTTGGGTGGGCGCATTGAACCTTCGCCGCGTGGACGCAATATCTATTTGTTGTCTGATGGTTCTTACACAGAAAACCAACCGTCATACGCTGTCGCGGTGAGCAAGGTGTACTACGGTGGACACGAAATTGAAGTCGACGCAAACGAAGTAGCATCGCTAACCGCCGCAGGATACGGAGCATTTATAACATGAAACACCAAGAAACACACCCCAACCTAGACGTTGAAGGATGTTTCGGATGCAGAGTCGCAGGGGTAAGAATGGGAACCAACACCACCACCACTCGTGGGGCTAAGGTAGCCGCAGTCAACACAACAGAACGCAACTGGAATAAAGATATGCCAGCATACAAACGTCTTCGCGCAAACGGATTACAACCAAAGAGGATTGACGGTGCTGCCAACGTAGAGAAAAGAGCACAAGAAGGATGGCAAGTGGAAACAGGAATACTTCCAACTATCTGAACCTTGTTGGTGTCAACATCGAAAAAGTTGGTTACGGCAAAATGGTTGTCGGACTACGCAATGCGTTATCAGAAAAGGTAACACTTGTTGAAGATGCAGAGCATGTTGTTTTCGCTTTAAGACCAAACCTGATAAAAGGCTGGCACAAAACACAAGTACCACACTTGCTAACCATGTGGGAAACGAACTGGTTGCCACCAGAATTCTCAGACTACCTACAAAACTTTAACAAAATCATAGTCCCATCGCTGCACAACTGGGAACTATTCTCACAATTCCACGACGAAGTGCACATGATACCCCTCGGCGTAGACCGAACCATGTGGCATCCAGAAGACCGCCCCGCAAACAACAAGTTTAAAATCTTGTGTGGCGGCTCCGAATGGTACCGCAAAGGACTTGACGTAGTACTAGAAGTATTCAACAAACTTCAACTACCAGACACCGAACTCCACATCAAAATAGTTCCACCACATCTGTTCGCACCCAAAGACCTAGAGTTTCCCAACGTCATCGTGCACCGTGAATGGTTAACCGTCGAACAGGAACGTGACCTGGTTCGCTCGGCAGACTGTTTCATATCGGTATCCAGAGGCGAAGGGTTTGGGTTGATGCCACTTCAAGCAATCTCTGCTGGTGTACCAACCATCATCTCCGACGCTCACGGTCACAGAGAGTTTTCGAATCTTGCCACCCACAGAATCCCCACCACATCAGTGCCGACAGCCAAAGGTGTTTGGCAGAACATGGGCGACTGGGACGAACCAGACCAGGAAGCATTAGCCGAAGCCATCAAAGACATTTACCTGAACCGTGACAAATACCGTAAGCAAGCATATTTGAAAGCACCCCAAACAGAAGCGTTCAACTGGAACACGTCAGCCGACCAACTCCTACAAATCGTCAAACCATCCCCGAAACTTATTACCCCAGATTGGAAACCCTTGGAACCCACCTGCGAAATACAAGTGT